AGTTACATTCAAGAAAAAGGATTTATAGTTTTAGGCCATTGTTATAAATGCGATAAGGTTAGCTATAGGTCAGAGGAAGAAGCCAAAATTATTGCAGCAGAAATGTGTAAAAAGGGAAAAGGCCATTCATATGTATATGAGTGTCCTAAAGGTAATGGTTGGCATTTGACTTCAAAAAAACCTGAAAGTCATAACGTACTTAAATTTAGAAGAAAAGGCCATTCATATAGAAAGAAAAAAGGTTGGCAAGCATTATGAGCATTTATTTTAGATCATCAATGGGAATAGATTTTCCCAAGGCTCCGTATTTAGGTCAGGTTCATTATGACTTTGACCTAAAAAGGACTTTTAGATACGAAGAAAAAGATTTTGGAGATTGCATTTTAAAATCAACAATAGATTGGTTTCATTGGGTCGATATAACGGAGAAAGATTTATGACTTCAAAAGAAGAGCTTGAGAGAGTTCGCCTATCGAATAGATGTACTAATTATGGAAATTCTTTTACTCAAACGAATTTTTTTAAATTAACTTTTGATTCATATACTGACATTGTTAAAATTATAAATTCTTTATTTGATTCAGAAAATTATGAATTAGCTTATCAGGTAATGGATCAAGAGCAGCTTTATCTTTGGGATATGTTTCCTGAATGGCTATCTACAAAAAAAGCAGCAGAAATCTTTGATGTTTCAGAAAAAACTTTAAGAGAATGGAAAAGACAAGGACATATTCGACATAACATACAATTAATAGAAGATATTCATTGGAGAATTAGAAAGAATAAACTTGAGTGGTGCGTAGCAGCTATTACTGTTAAGTCTTACGAGAATAAACGAAAAGGTTTACTTCTTAAGGAAAAAAATAAAGAATTTAAATGGCCTTATTCTGAAAGAGGTAAAAAAATAAAGGAAAAAATAGATCAAGAAGCCTTGACTAAAGACATAGAAAGATACTTAAAATTATATGCTTCTTATGCTTTGAAAGATTCTTAACAATTTGATATATATGTATTTTATTGTTTTATGTTATTCAAATCAGCTTAAATAGTATTCAACGAACCTACATTTTAAATCAAAATTAAAATTACACAAAAAATCAGCTATAGATTGAATTGTTATGAATCTGGTTGTTGCTATATTGCTTTTGCAGCCATTCAAATAACAATGATTTCTTTAATGAAACATATATTGTTTTATCCAAAAACGGATAGCATATTACCTCGATCTTCAACAGAAGAAGCTCTTAAAAGAGTAGAAACATATTTACCAAGAACTAAGTTAGAAAGTTTTGATAATTTAGTTTCAATATTTTGGGAATTTGTTACTGGAGAAATAGTAGAAGAACATAAGTTCAGATATTCTCATATATGGATAGATGCTTTAGTAATACTTGCCATTAGATTTAGACCTTTTTATTTTTATGATGAATAATGACAATCTTGCAATTCAGAAGAAAAGCGGATAAAGTTAGGAAAAATCCTTATAAACAAATGACTCTTGCCTTACCTCAAGATACGGATAGGCAAAACTTATTAGCTGGATTACGCCATTCATCTTTGGTGCGTGATGACTCTGGTAAACATAGAGTTTATCGTGATGAAGAGGAGAGAGAATATCATTCAGTAACTTCGATATTAAAACACACTGCTCCTGCGGAACAAAAAGCAGCGTTAATGAAATGGGCTAAACGACCAGGGAATTTAGAACATAGAGATATGGCCTGTAGTATTGGTACAGCAGTCCATTCATATTGCGAGAAGATATTAAAAAGAGCGTCTATAATGGCAATAAATTCAGCTAACAAACGTAATGGTTGGAAAACTTATGAAGATGGTTTGGCACGACCTAGTCAAGCAATCACAACATGGGCATTACAAAACGCCATTCATGGTAAAAATAAAGTCGAGGAACAATGGGCGTGTAGTGAGTACACCCGAAATATACAACCCTTTTTAGAAGATATAAAAGCCATTCATCTTAGTGAATTTAATATTAACCATTCATCAGGATATGCAGGTCAATGTGACGCTTTAATAGATACAGAAAACCCTGACGGCCATTCAGAATTAACAATAGTAGATTTCAAAACTTATGGAAAAGATACAGATAAACCAGAAAAATATTTGCAGGATCACTTATTACAAATAGGAGCGTATAATGAAGGGCTATATGAAAAAACTGGAGTGCGAGCGAAAAGAGGATTGATATGTATAATAAGAAAGAACGGATTACAGCTTCGTTGGGTAACAGCTATGGAGTTGATAGGTTGTGGTGCGTTATTTAAGGAAAAGGTAGCAGAATTTCAAGATATGGTAAAGAAAGATCAATTAGTTGCGGTTTGATTTAAACTCATAAAAAAGATCATAAGAAATCATAACCCATTCTCCTTTATCAGGGTAGTTTTTAGGGATAACATAGGTAAAGGTATCTTTTGTAGCAGGGTAATAAAAGATTTGACCTTCGTAAGGATTTTTAGGAAAGTGAATCCATTTATCGTTAGGCATTTATTATGTCCTCCTCTGGTAATAGGTAGTTCATCTCCCACCAATTATCTTCTGGTGCAAAGCCATTTCTTTCAAGACAATTAGAAACAATTTTATTTACTGTTTCTTTTTCTTCTGGTGTTAAATGAGAGTAGATACACCAAGTCGGTTCGTTAGTTGTTTTCATGTTGTTTTTTAGCGACTTCGCTATTGATAGTTTGAGCTAGTATGTATGGTTCGTATTCCAAGTCTAGGTCAAGAGACTCTCTGGCATATTGAAAGTCATCAATATTACCAGAAAGATAGTCCTGATCTAGTGCGGAACGTTTTATTTGATATTCGTAGTATTTACCTTTAGGCATGGTTTACTTCCAAAAGTTTCTTTTCTTCATTAGTTAGACATTCGTAGTGAACTCTATAAGCACCATCATCAAATTCATCAACAAATTCATCAGGTCTATAAACATCATAAGGAGTAAAATCTTCATCACAATAAATTTTTTCATTGCAACGATCACATTCGTGGAAGTTACACTCTGGACATAACCAACCTATATAGTTATCATTATCGGCTGGTATTCTGTTAACGAAAAGCCCAGTTCCAAAAGAAGTGGAGCGTAGACATTCGACACACTTGTCTCCAATATCTACTTGTTTACATTGCATGGTCATAACAATTCACCCTCCTCAACTTCTATGTATTCTTCAGCTTGATGAACAGGTTCACCCATAGCAATTTCTTCTGCTTCTTCTGGTGAGTCAGCTTCAACTTCTTTATATAAAATTGAATGTTCTTTAACAATGTACTTAGTCATACAAACCTCCTTCCGTGAGACTCACTTTTCATTTCTAACATTCTTTGATTTACAACATGAGGTGGGTCTTGATAATCATTAAAGTATGCTTCTAATTCAGCATCACTTGGTTCATAATTAATAATTGAATCAAGAATATCTAAGACTTCATAAATATCATTCCATGTTGGAACGTTATATTCAGAATCACAAGGCCATTTAGAAATTATTTTGTCTTCTTTTTCAACAAAAGAATTAAGTTGTTCGTAAATTTCTTCTAATTTCATTTTTTAATCTCCATATAAGGTGAATTGAAGTCGTCATAAAGGTAGGACTCAGCTTCCCACCAATCGACTATGTAATCAGAATCAAGATAAATACAAGTGTGATCGAATAGATCAGGATTCTGTCTCATGTAATCGTGATACCACTCTTGAAAGTATTCATGTAGGTCTTCATGTACTTTGTAGTGTTCAGCAATTTCTTTTGCATGGTGGTAACAATAGAACTCAAAGTCTTGAGCGTTTTGGAGCGTTTCTTTCTCCTGCATAACTTGATCTGGTAGTGGGTTGTCAATCATAATTCGCTAGCGAAATTCTCAGTTGAAAGTAATTTTTTTAAGGTAAGTGTTATTTAATATAGCTCCGATTTTCCTACGTAACTCATCATCTTTATCAGTTTTAGCTTTATGATAATCACGAATTAAATCCTGATAAATTTCAGATTTTAATTCAGATTTTTGTTGTTGAAGAATAGACTCTATAGGTTCTATATCGTACATTTCTTCAACTCTGGTAATCCACTTGTAAACTGTTTTATCACTTACGCAATAATCAGCAGCAAGTTTAGAAGCTATCTTCGTCTTCTTTATATTGGAGCGTAACATCTCTGCTATGGCTTCAAGTGCTTCATCTCTAGATTCAGTAGTGTTCATGTACTCATCTCCTCGAAACGTTTTTGTACTTCTGCGATAACAAAAGGTTCTAAAGCATTAGGAAATTCTTCTTTAACTTCTTCGTAAAGATTTTCAAGAATTTCATCATTTACTGGGTGCGACATAATAACCTCCTACCAAGATGATTGATAGTAGAAGCTATCGAAACATTTACCTGTTCCTGCCATTTTGTTTTGCCAATCTAAACAGGCTTGCATACGTTCCTTAGTGTATTTAAGGTCTTCAAAGTAATACTTATCGTATTCTTGAGAACCGAAGAAACAACCAGTTGTATTAGGTAAGTTAGCTTCTGCTTTTGCCAGTTTTGTTTTTGGATCGGGTTCAGATAAAATGTTGTCAATTTCTTCAACTAACTCTTTTATCTTTTCTTCAGTAACATAGTGACGATCACAGTTATCGTTACCACCCTGTACGTTTTCAACAAACCAGTTGTGAATACAATTAACTTTTCTCCAATAAGCAATAGGAATATTAATTGAATAATAATTCCAGTTAGAAAATTCTATTGGAGCGTTTTCAAAGCCTATTGACTCAAGAGCAGATTCAAAGTCAGGGTCAATTAAAATTTCTTTACTATCAGTAATTTTATCTTCGTAGAAAGCTCTTTTAGAAAAGTTGCCCTCGAAATACATATCTAAACCCATTAGTTGCCCTCCTTTAGTTTTAAGTAGTTAACAATTTGACTTAGGTTTTCTCCTAAGAATTTAAGAGCTTCTCCCAACTCTTTATTTAATTCAGATTGCTCTTTATTTAAGTTTTGTTGGGAGCTAGCGTAGTTAGCAGTGGCTTCTGCGATATTCTTAACTACATCTTCTAAAGTTGATAATTTTTTATCAAATGCAGTTAGAGCTTGTAAGACTTTTTGAAAGTCTCTATCGTTTTGAGTCATAAATTTAGGATAAGTGAACTCATTATTAACAATAACATTGTTTTTGTGTAATTGCAACATTGTTATGCTATATTTAATGATGTAGTAACAGTATCATTATGAGTCTAATTAAGTCTTACCTGCTTTCTATCGAGCAATTGGGTTATGATCCCTACCATCTCAATAAATTATCCTCTGAAGAGTGGGATAACTTACTAACTAAAGCCTTAAAATCAGATAAAAAGCTCTATGAAACATTAATTCTGACTAGGTGTAAATTAAAATTAGAAAAAGGGATTAATTAAAATCCCTCTGGTTTATTTTTAGCGACCCAATTAACTGTATGTTTCTTGGGTCGTTTTCTTTTGACTTTACTGATAAATCTACCTCTGCCAAGTTTTACATTCTTAGCAAATTCAAAGTCAATGTAGTTGTGATGTTCAGTCATTTACTTAAATCCTTTTTTCTTAGTTTTGTAATACCTAAAGCATAACTCGAAGCTATGGAGCATCTCATGTTGAAAGACGCATAGCTGAGTCTCCAAATTATGCTGTTCATCAAGTATGTCCTCATATCTCTGTAGGAAATGAGACTTTAATTCAGAAATTTGACATAACTTCTTTTGGATCGTTGCCAGTTCTTTAAATAAATCGTGGTCATTTGTAATAACCCGATTAGATAAATTTGACATTTCAGCCAAGTCTTTTTGAGCCTGAACCATTTCAGGATCGGTTGCCTTGTATTCTTTCATAAGTATTCGCTCCTATCAGGTAAATCTCTAACAGTAAAATATCCGCACTCCTTAGAGAGACTTGACACAGTATCTTCTTTTGGGTCGTAATCTTCGTTTTGAAACTCTACAGCTTCATAACCTCGATCTTCCACGAAATCCACTAATGAGTCTTTATCTTTAGTGCTTGCGATATGTCCACAAGCTCCATAAGGGTCAGCAATTAATAAAACATTTAAAGTCATTGGTTTAGCTCCTTTTTTAAACAATTTCTTTGAATTGAATTTCTAATAATTATTTTGTATTTATCTCTTAATTCCCAAGAATTGTATTTCTTTTTAACCCAATTTGATTTAGGAAAAAGATTTTTTACTTTTTCCATACTTGCATAATAATAAAAATCTCCATAACCATATTGAAAAGGTAACTTGATAATTTCTTGGTTATCCATACCATAATTAAGTGTTACGTCACTTGAAAAGTAAGAATTACCATTCACTTTATCACGCCATTCTTTAGCTTTAATGTCAATCGTTTTAAGATCTTTTAATTTGATCTTTTTGCCATTCATTCGGCCATTCATAATAGTCATAATTTTTACAGGATAAGTGAATAAGAAAAGCCTAGAATTAACTAGGCTCTAAAAATACATAGGTGCAATAATCTCCACCTAATAAATCAGGTAAATAGGATATTCCCCATTTAAAATTAATATCCTCTAAAACATTCACACAATTAGTTAACCCTAATTGCTTTAATGTTTCATCAATTAATTTTTCTTCTTGATCTTCAAGCCCTGATGAATCGCCATTCATTAGGTATGATGCCCAATAAATTGGAAGCTCCTGTTTAATTTCTTGCATGATTTTAAAAAAATGAAAAAGGGGAAATTAATTCCCCTGAAAAATTTTGATAGAGCCATAAGGTTCTACGACTTCTTCAAACATTAAGTCAAAATCTTTTTGAGACTCAGCTCTTAATCTTTCATAAGAAGTCCTTTTTGTATTCCTGATGCTTTGTAACATCAGGTCAAGTTGAGAGTCTGTAAGTTTAAAGACTCTCATTTTTTTAACTTGACTCATTTTTTTAAACTCCTACAATTTGATTAATAAAACTCTGTTCTACTGGGTGAGCATATCTCCCGTTTAAGTATTGGGTTATATGCTTGCTAGTAGTTCGGCTGTAGTATTCGTTAGTCTTGTAAAACTCTCCTGAAACTTTTGCAGCTACAGGAGTGTTATAGGAATAAAAAATTTCAGAGCCAGAAGAGAGAGTAAGTACGGTCTTACTCTCTCCTAATCTTTCAAGTTTCATTGTTTGATACCTCCATAGAATCGAAATCGTAAATTAAAGAAGAAGAATAAAGGCGGTTAAATTCCGCCTGATCCTGATAAAAGAAATATTCAAATTCAGACATTAGAAAAATCTCCTAATGATTCTTTGAAAGATGTTTAATTTCTTTCTAACTGTAAAACTTGCAGGGATTACGATTGGTTCGTAATTGCTTTTCATGTTCGGTTTAAGAACTGTAAAGCGTGGAAGTTCTACTCTCTTAGAATTTACTTCGACTCGATGGTAGAAAGGTCTGTTCAAGTTCAAGCTCTTACAAGTTGCAAGTGCTGATTCTTGAGTATGTCTCTCTGCTACGAGATCCCATCTTGCTGACTTGTTGGAATAATCAATGCCAGTAAATCGAGTGATCGAATAGTTCATTTTGAATAAATAGAATGAATTGGATAAGTAAGCAAAAGGTATTACCTTTTACTTGTAGGCTGTGCTATATCGTGAAGTACTGTTTGACGAGTCAGGAAAGACTACACCGAAGTTGTAAGCCCTTGCCGTGTCCTCTGGTCTCGTGAGTGCTACAGCCTAGAAGTAAAAGGAAAAAAAGAATATCTTTGAAGCGTTTCTCTGTGGCTCCTACAGTTTCTATTCCCTTCTTTAGCACTTCCCTCAGATCTTAGTCGAACCTACTTTGGGAATTCTTTCGGGTGGCTTATCGTCTCAGTCTGTGGTAGAAATGCGAGAGCCGAAAGGATCTAAAAAATTATTTATATATAAATATTAACATCACTTTTGCTAGCAGTGCAACATCATATGTGACACTACTTATACTGGCATAGTCCCTCCAGAATCGGCTGAGAGAGGCGGAAAATCTTAAGGTACAAAGCATCACAACGCTAGCAGAACGCTATCAGAGAGGCTCACAGGTAGCTTAGAGAGGACTTCTGAAGTAGGGGGTCAGGTAGCAAAAATTTTTTTGGCTAGGCCATGTCGGGTACTATAAATATATTCTCTAAATCTTCGTTACTTGGTTTCGACTTTGATTGACAATTCAGGTGCTTGAATATTTACTGTCTCTACTGACTCTCCAATAACTTTGCCTAATGAATCCAATATTTGTGCTGCTGTCTGTAATTGACCTTTTGAAACTGCCTTGTTGAATAATCTAACTCTCATTGCTTGAAGTCTTGGAAGCATATTTTCTCTATCTTTTTCCCAATCTTCGTTATTCCATTGCTTTACACGACTCCAATCGCTCCAGGCAGAAGTTTCTGCAATGCCTTCAATTTTTGCGTGTTCTAAAACAAGCTGTCTTGTAGTTTTACCCTCGAGTTGACGAGAATATAACCTTTGACTTCTAGCTTGGATATGCTCTTTTGTATTGCAAGCAAATTTAGAACGTCTTTTTCTTTTTTCTTGTTGTTGTTTCTGTTCTTCTGGAATAAAACCAGACATAAAAGATTCAGCCACGGACTCAATCAGATAAGGTATTAATTGAATGATAACCTAGAAATATGAATTTAGGCTATAAAAAGGGGGTAATAGTTGAAAAATTTGTTATTTTTTAGTGTATGCCTGTAAAAACCGCACCAGAAATTAGTTTAAGATATGCCCAGGGTCAAGTTTTTAATTCAGAAAAACGATTTCGTGTCCTTGTAGCTGGCAGAAGATTCGGAAAATCATATCTTTCCTGTATTGAATTGATTCGTGGAGCGATAAATCGACCAGGGGAGACATATTTTTACTGTGCACCGACATATCGCATGGCAAAAGACATTGCATGGAAAGAATTAAAGAGATTAGTGCCTAAAATCTGGATAAAAAGCAAAAACGAAACAGATTTGCGGATTGAATTGATAAATGGATCAACTATTGAGTTGAAAGGAACAGAAAATGCAATGGCTTTGAGGGGAAGAAGTCTTTCAGGTGTTGTTTTAGACGAAGCAGCATTTATGGATCAAGATGTATGGGCGGAAGTTATCAGACCAGCTTTAGCAGATAAGCAGGGGTGGGCGTTGTTTATCTCTACACCTGATGGAACTGCCAGTTGGTTTTATGATATGTGGTGTTATTGCGGAGAAACCGAGCGAGATGATTGGCAGAGATGGAGTTTTACTACCATTGAAGGGGGTAATGTCGCTCCAGAAGAAGTCGAAGCAGCTAGAGGTCAGTTAGATGGGAGAACATTTAGACAGGAATTTGAAGCTAGTTTTGAAAATCTTACTGGTTTAGTTGCTGTCAGTTTTACTGATGAAAATATTGACAAGGAAGTGCAGGATTTACACATGATGCCTTTGTTAATTGGATTGGATTTTAACGTAGATCCAATGGCAGGAATTTGTGCGGTAAAGCATAATGACTGTCTTTATGTCTTTGATGAGATCATGCTGACGGGTGGAGCTACAACTTGGGATTTTGCGGAAGAAGTCACAAGAAGATATGGGGTAGATCGAAGAGTGATTGCTTGTCCTGACCCTACTGGTAATGCAAGAAAGACAAGTGGGGTAGGGGTTACAGATCATACGATCTTAAGAAGAAATGGATTTACAGTTATGAGTCCAAAAAGTCCCTGGAAAATTCGAGATAAAATAACTTCTGTTAATACTGCATTGCTTGATGCCAATGGCAATCGAAGAACATTTATCCACCCAAGATGTAAAGAATTGATAAAAGCACTTAGAACTCTTACTTACGCTCCAAATACAGGACTACCTAATAAGAATCTAGGAGTTGACCATGCTTTTGATGCTTTCGGATATTTATGTCTGCAACAATTTAATCTTGCAAAACCAGAGACACTAGGGCAAACTTCGTTTAGAATATACTAAGAGTTACTTTTTTTTCTTTTATCACGGCGCTCATTCCATGCCAGGTAAGAGATAGAAGAAGAAGAAAAAGAAAACGACCAAGAAGAAATGAGACAGTTTAGACGGGTGAGACGGGATAAGAAAACAGGAGTGCCTAGTAAATATCTTACGGGTGCTCGAAATCGTAGTGCAAAAGCGAAGGAGATAAAAGAAACAGCAGAAAAGTACAAAAGAGGAGAGTATATTGATATAAAAGCCATAAACAAATCACGATCTGCCCAAGATGAAACCAAAAAGAAAACCACTAAGCGAAAAAACAAAAGAAACACTAAGAAAAAAGGCAGATAAGAGCCGTTTTACTTACGGACAGCTTGCCCAGGTGTATCGCAGAGGACAGGGAGCATATTTATCTTCTGGTTCTCGAAACGTACCAATGGCTGCATGGGCAATGGGTAGAGTGAATAGTTTTATTAGTGGAAAAGGTGGTGCAAGAAAAGCCGATGCAGATATTTTGCGTAAAAAGAAAAAGAAATAACTGTGAAAAACGCAGTTTCAAGGTAATATATTGTTATAAGTAAAATTTTCTTAGAATCATGGCATTTTTTCGTGGTGAAGAAGGCTCTGTATCATTTGATAACGGAACTGGATCAGTTGGAGCAGTAGCTTCTACAACAGCTTGGACATTAGACGTAACAAAAGACACTCTTGAGACAACTGCTCATGGTGATACTTCAAGAAAAAACATTGGAAGTTTAGTTTCTGGTTCTGGTACAGTTGATCTTTTTTATACCGCAACATCTGGAGATGATACTGCTGAACTTATTACAGATGTATTAACTTCTGAAGATTCTGGAGATGCTGCATTTAATTTGTTTTTAGATACATCAGGAACTAAAAAATTAAGTTTTAATGGAATTATTACAGGCACTACATATAGTTCAACAGTTGGAGATATAAATACAGTATCAGTTAGTTTTATAACTAATGGTGCTATCACCTCTGCTATCTAATGCCAAAATCATCTTATTCGAGTAAACAACGCAAATTAGCTGCTGTTGCTCCACCACGGGATAAGATTACGGCTGCTGATCTTAAAAAATTACGTTCTAAGAAAAAAAAGAAAAAGAAGTGAAACTTACCCCTCGCCAAAAAAAATTATTAGATAAACATTCTGAACACCATAGCGATAAGCACATGGAGTTTATGAAAAGGCGAATGAGAGCAGGAGATACTTTTACCCAAGCCCATAAAAAAGCACAGGCAAAGGTGGGAAAATGAGTAAAAAAGATCCCAGACTTACAAAAAATAGATTAGAAGGATTTAATAAACCTAAAAAAACACCTAGTCACCCCACTAAATCTCATGTGGTATTGGCTAAGAAAGGCGATAAAATAAAACTAATACGATTTGGTCAACAAGGAGTTACTGGTGCTGGTAAAAATCCTAAATCAGAAAGAGATAAAGCTAGAAGGAAATCATATTATGCTAGACATAATGCACAAGATCCCAACCCAGGATTCTTTTCTGCAAGATATTGGTCACACCGCACTAAATGGTAAACAATGACTTATTCAATCCCTGGTGAAATTAGAACAAAAATTCAAACCTCTAATTCTCTTAGTGGTATAGATAGTCCTTTTACCAAGAACAGAGCAGTTCTGGATATGATGAGAGGGTGGGAAATAATGAAAGCTGTAACTGAGGGAACAGAATATCTTAGAGAAAATAGTGAAGCATTTTTACCATTAGAGCCAAGAGAAGATTACACAGCATATATGGCAAGAGTAAATCGTGCTGTATTTTCTCCTTTTACTCAAAGATTAATAAGAGCAGCAACAGGTCTTGTTTTAAGAAAACCAATATCTTTAATAGGAGATCCTTACTGGACAGATACATTCAAGGCAGATGTCGATGGCTGTGGATCGGATTTAGACGAATACGCACGAAGATTACTTATGTGTTCTCTTACTTATGGTCAAAGTCATATTCTTGTAGATTATCCTGCTCCATCAGGTGCATTAAGTCTTGCAGAAGAAAGACAACAAAACCGCAGACCTTATTGGATTGAAGTAGATCCTAATAATTTATTTGGTTACAGACTAGATAGAGAATCTAATTATGGAAACTTAGTGCAGGTAAGAATTGGAGAAAAGGCAGTATTACCTGATGGAGACTTTGGAGAAAAAGTATTTGAACAGGTCAGAGTTATAGAACCTGGCAGATATAGAGTATTTCGTAAAACAGATCAGATTGATGCGATGTACGATGTTGACGATAATTCTTATGCTGGAGAATTTAGTACAGATACAACAGGAGAAGATTATAAATTAGTTGAATCTGGTAATTTTTCTCTTGGAGAAATACCATTAGTTACAATTTATTCTGGAAAAACAGAAAATTTAGTAAGCAAACCTCCTTTACTTGATATTGCATACTTAAATCTTGCACATTTTCAAAGACAGGCTGATTTAATTCATAGTTTGCACGTTGCATCTCAACCAATGCTTGTGATGGAAGGATATGACGATCAGACCAAAGATCTTGCTATATCTGTAAACTATGCGATGGCAACTCAACCAGGGAACAAAGTTTATTATGTAGAGCCAGCTTCTAGTGCTTTTGATGCTCAGTCTGCCGAAATAAAAGAATTACAAATGCAGATGGCTACTCTTGGTATTAGCACTTTGAGTCAGCAAAAGTTTGTAGCTGAATCTGCTGATGCTCGAAGATTAGATCGAGTCGATACAAACTCTATGCTTGCTATGGTTTCTATGGAATTAGAGCAAAAACTTCAAAAATGTTTTAATTTTTCTGCTGAATATGTAGGAATCGAACCACCAGAAGTAAAAATTAGTAGAGATTTTGATATTGAAAGGCTAATTGGTCAAGATATTACAGCTTTAACTGCATTATTTAATGAAAACGTAATAGATAGAGAAGAATTTAGAGATATTTTGGTACAAGGAGAAGTATTACCTTCAGCAAATGAGGTCAAATCTGAATAGTTTGTTACAATGATAGACAAGTACATACATTTTTATGGCTAAATCCCTAGATAAAGTTCTTCAGGCTGATGGAACTTACAAATGGGAGCTTGTAGAACCTGATTTATCCGAAAGAATGGGTAATGGTGTTAAAGCTCCTCCTGCTTGTCCTGCTCCTGAACCAAAAAAAAAAAAAAAAAAAGCTGCTAAAAAGAAAACTACTAGCCCACTTACTGAATAATTAATGGCACTCGAAGAAAAAGTCATTCAGCCTGAGTCTGTGACCAACGCTGAACAGCCCGTGGCTGATACTGTTTCACAACCAGCCCAACCATCTGCACCAAATCTTGATTCTGTAAAAGCAGAATATGAATCAAAATTAGCTGCTTTGCAAAAACAAGTTGCAGATGAACA